TTATTGAAGGTTCTCACCACAAAAAAATTAATAAAAAATTTAATGACCTCGCTGAGGGGAAAATTAAACGTCTAATCATCAACATGCCGCCAAGACACACAAAGTCGGAGTTTGCCTCATACTTACTCCCGGCATGGATGGTTGGCCTCGATCCCCGGTTAAAGATCATTCAAGCAACACACACGGCTGATCTAGCAATAGACTTCGGACGTAAGACTAAGAATCTTGTAGATACAGAAAACTATAAACAATTGTTCGACACCAGACTGATGGAGGACTCACAGGCCGCTGGTAAATGGAAAACGGAACAGGGAGGAGAATACTTCGCAGCCGGTGTTGGTGGAGCAATAACAGGTCGTGGTGCTGATCTACTAATCATCGACGATCCACACAAAGAACAAGATATTAAAAAAGATAGTAAGTCATTCGAGAAAGCATGGAACTGGTATACATCAGGTCCACGTCAACGTTTACAACCAGGAGGTCGTATCGTTGTTGTTATGACAAGGTGGAGTAATAAAGATCTTACCGGACAACTAATCAAGGCTCAGGGAGAAGAGGACTCTGACCAATGGGAAGTTGTAGAATTACCAGCCCTGCTTCCTGATGGAGAGCCCGTGTGGCCTGAATACTGGACCAAGGAAGAATTACAAAAAACCAAAGCATCTATTCCGGTTAACAACTGGAACGCTCAGTACATGCAATCACCAACAGCTGAAGAAGGTGCTATTATTAAACGTGACTGGTGGCAGAACTGGGAAGATAGAGAACCACCTAAATGTGATTTTATAATTCAGTCTTACGATACAGCTTTTCTTAAAAAAGAATCTGCTGACTATAGTGCTATAACTACATGGGGAATATTTCAGATAGGTGAGGATCAGGGACAAGGAATAATTCTTCTTAACGCTTTCAAAGATAGATACGAGTTTCCAGAACTAAAACGAGTGGCTTACGAGGAGTATCTATACTGGCGTCCTGACATGGTCGTAGTTGAGTCCAAGGCATCAGGATTGCCTCTGACTCATGAACTAAGAGATATGGGTATACCAGTTGTTAACTTTACACCGAGCCGAGGAAATGATAAACATTCTAGAGTAAATTCAGTATCGCCGTTATTTGAGACGGGGATGGTCTATGCCCCTATGCATCAACATTTTGCACAGGAGGTTGTAGAAGAATGCGCCGCGTTTCCGTTTGGAGAACATGATGACTATGTCGACTCTATGACCCAAGCGATTATGCGTATTAAACAAGGTGGAATAGTTCGTAACAAAGATTCTTACAAAGACGAACCACTGCCTGACAGGAGTAGAGTAGAATATTATGGCTAGACGAGAAATATTAAATGCAATCCTTCAATCTTTTAAAAAATTAGGAGGTAACGTTAACGACGTTCTTGGAACTAAAACAAATATAAGTTTTTTAGGAAAAGGTAAAACTCCAGAGCTGATGTTAGACATGGATATTAACGTTGATGCGTTGGGTGTATTACCACAATCAAAAGCAGTAGAAGAATTGACAAGCTCTGTAGGTTATGCGGTGGCTGGTAAACTAAACGATATTCAAGCAAACAAATTATTATCTAATATGAAAGCAATGGAAAATTTTTATTTTCCTCCTGCAGCGCCAGCAAATATTACGGACCTTGCTACAGGAACTAGAAACTTAGACAAAGAAGGTTTGATGTCGTTAAGACTAAAAAAATCAGATAATGAACTAGCAGATATGGCTGAAAGACTAGGTTTAAATGATCCTAATAAAAATAAATTTTTAAGACGAACAGATGATTTACCACCAGGTGATCCTGATTTACCACCACCAGGTTCACGTGGAGGACCAGATGATATTGCAGCACCGTTTGTGTCTGCAGAAGAAACTATTTTACCAACTGGTAAAGGTTTAGAAGCACTTAAGAATGTGCAAAACAATAATCTAATTGTAAATGATTTAGTAAATAAAATTTATCTAAACGCAGGTGTATCAGAGGCAGCTCAACCAGTGGTTAGAGCAAACGCTAGAGATTTTTTAAATAGAATAAAAAATCTAACTGACGAGCCTGGTAATCCAACCTTAGCATCAATTATGGAAGCAGATGATTTTAAATTTATGACCGAAGGTGGTGGCGGCGGTATGGGTGATCCACTGTTATTGGTACAAAAATATTTTGGACCAAAAGTTGCAGCAGCAGTTGCAAAATTAGATACACCAAATGATATACAACTATTTGCTGAAAGATTAGTAAGTGTTAAAGATGGAAAAGGCAGATCAGTTACTGATAGATTTTTTGATCCTGATACTGTTGATATAGACGACTTTGAATTTGCAGATGGCGGACGTGTACCATACATGGCTGGTATGTTAGTTCGTGGTGGTAAGATGGGTTATCAAGCTCTACGTAAATATGGTATCGAGGGTAAAGATATATCGAGATTATTTGCAAGTTTAGGATCTGACAAAAGTTTAGTCGGTAAAGAGAAGACAGCATACTTTCAACAACTACACAAAGTATTAAGAAACCCAGATGCATTCCCAGATGAAATTATGGATATACAAAAACAGCTGGGCATAGATGTAGGACTTGGATTTAAAAGCGGTGGTCTTGCCGGCATCCTGGAGGTGTAATGCAAGAAGGGACTAGACTTAAATTAGAAGAACTAAGAAGACTTCTAAAAGCTGAACCTCAGCCTATATCAATGGAGAGAGCTGAAGAACTTTTTAGACAAGCTTTTCCAAACGTAAAAGATACATACAAAGGTATTTCAAAATACAGAAATAAATATCCAAAATATTTTAGAGGTATTAATATCGCTGCTATAACGGATGAAGGCGATAAGATAAGAGATTATTTAAAAAGAATAACTAAAAATAGAACAGAACCTTTTGTAACCAGCACTCCAAAAATATTAAAAGCAGCTAAAGCTGATGCAGGTCCTGCAACTGTAAAAGCTATTGTAAATAAATTTAACGAAGGTGGTAAAAAAGTTTTACTTCGAGGCGGTAAACAATTTGCAGGAAGTCAATATGATGACCTTTATAAAAACTCAAAAAAATTTAAAGCGTTCTATGACGAAGCTTATGACACCCCTTGGGATGAAGCACCATCTTATCAAAAAGAAAATGCTGCTAGATCTTTTAAAGTAAGAGGAGCGTTTAAACCACCAGCAGGATATACATTAAGCACAGAAGAATTTTTAAAAAAAATAGGATTAAAAAAATCTTCTTTAGATACATATATTAGTGACCCTGACAAAACAACTACAGCTAGATTTATAAAAGATAATTTTGATTTTAAAATGGGTGCTACTGCTCCTGGAGCTTTTGCAGAAGGTAAAGGAACCAAACAACGTTATTGGAAAGATCCTTCAGATGCTACACTCAGAAAGTGGGATCGTTTTTTAAATGCTAGAATTATTACAAAAGACATGAAAGACAGAGTAGAATCTCTGTACGCCAATGATGATATAAAAGATTTAATTTTTAAACAGAAAAAACTTCCAAGCTTACCTTTAGTTCAAACAGTTTTAAATGATCCTTCTCCTTCAAAAGCTGCAAACGCAATGGCAACATTAGCAAGAGTTTTAAAAGGTGATGAATACAAAGGAGATATTAATATCCCCAAAGACGTTGTTGCAGGTAAAAGAATATTAGATCAGATTGGTAACGTTGGAAAACGAAATGCATATAGAGTTGCATTTTATAATGCAGCTTTAGCAAATGTAGATCAGTTGTATAAAAATGAAGCTAATGCTTCACTTAGTAGTTTTAAAACAGCTTTTAGAGATGAGCTTAAAAATATATTAGATATAAAATCAAATAAGCAAGTTCCGTTTAGTGTTAACGAAGTAATTGGAATTAGCACAGGTGAGATGAGAGGGCTTCAACCTTATTCTGCTTTTGTAGATGTAGTAAGATCAGATATTAACACAGGTCCACTTGCACAGTACCAAGGAAGATTATCTAGATCTATAGGAAGAGTACAAGAAGCTCTTGCTGTAGATGATGTTAAGGGCGCACAGAAAATTGCAGATGAATTAATAGCTAACGTTCCAACTTACAAAGGTTTTAAAGATTTATCTAAAGCTCAGTTAGAAAGTTTAGCATTACCTGAAATTAAAATTGGAACAGAAATAGATCCAAAAATTTTTTCACCTTCTCAACTGGCTGCGTACAAAGCAAAAGGATTAGATATTCAAGCCATGGCAGATAGAGAAGGTTTTTATCTTGATCCAAAAGGTAGAAAACCATTTTTCTCAGTATCGCCAGCACAATTAAAAAAAGTTGCAAGAGACTTATCTGAAAAAGATAAACTAGCTGTTTGTAGTCTACTTTCTCGTGGTGGATTACCTGGAGATTGTGCGGCTGCAATAGATAACAATCCAGTAAAAGCAGCACAAGTTTTTGAACAAGCTCCAGCAACAAATACTGGAATGCAAAAATTAAAAGCAGCAGCGACAGGATTTTTAAGATCACGTGGCTTCAAAACATTTGGTGTAGCAGGACTTGCTGGTGGTGCTGCGGCTGCACTTGTAAAAGAATTTAAAAACGATGATCCGACAACTTATTTATCAAACGAAGATCAACAAAAAAATATGTTGGTTGATATGGTAACACAGCCTATCTCAGAAGATATGACAAGACCAGATATTTTAGATTTTCAATTACCAGCGGTAGGAGCATCTCTTGCTGCATCGACAGCACTTGGTGCGCCATCAACAATTAAAGCTAGTAGATCAAGAGGACTAGGTGTTGAACAAAAAGGATTGATAAGAACTAGTGGAAGAGTATTAGGTAGAGGACTTGGTATTGCAGCATCACCTGGAGTTTTAGCACCACTGGCTGCATTAGATATTACAAGACAGGTATCTGAAGGGGACTCACTAGCAGATATTGCAACAGACCCTGTTAATTATACATATCCACTATTTGCTGAACAGACAGATAGATTTACAAGAGGATTAAGTCCAACACTTAGAAAAGCAGCTAGACTTGGTATGTCTAAACCTGCATTAAGATTATTATCAAGAGCAGGTATAGCTGGACTTGGTGCATCATTAGCAATACAAGGGATAGGATTATTAGATGACTAAAAAGTTAACAACCACGATACCACCCCTTAGAGGTCCTCACCCACAGGGGTTGAATGTTCCTGGAAAAAAGACTATAGTGGTTTCGAACTCGGAGAAAAATAATGTCAGAAATAGACAAGTCTTTACCAAACGTAAAGCAAGAAATAGAATTACCTAGTGAAGAGGAGCTTGTAGAAGCATCTCAAGCAAACGTAGAAGAAGCACAAAGCTCTCAAGATATTGAAGTGACCCCAGAAGAAGATGGTGGTGCAACAATTAGTTTTGATCCAGAAGCAGTAAACCAACCAGGTACAAACGAACATTTTGACAATTTAGCAGATTTATTACCAGAAGAAGTTTTAGGTAGATTAGGTTCTGATCTTTATGAAAACTATATGCAATACAAAGCATCTAGAAAAGATTGGGAAGATGGCTACACTAAAGGTTTAGATTTATTAGGATTTAAATATCAAACAAGATCACAGCCGTTTACAA